GATCTTTATTAATTTTAAAAATGCTTGTTCCAAGTGAATTTTTTGTGCTGTCAGTCACTACTCCAGCGGAATCTGCTGGGCCAACAGGCAAAGTGTTCATCGGGGCTGGAAGAGTTGAAACAGGAGTAGGAGACACGGAAGGAGCGTCCCTATAAATTACTTGAGGTTGCCCACCACCTCCACCACCGCCAAAAAAACACATATATTTTATATACTCCTTTTGTTAACGCATTGAATTCAAACCAGCATTCGAGCTAGAATTGATTACAAAATTACGCATACCGCTTTGATAGCCTTTTTTAGGAGATTGTCCAGTAATATTTTGTGTCCTCCAGGCATTATTTCCAGCCCCAAAACTGCCTAAACTATTTGCTTTTTCTGCACCTGTTCTTCGATACACAATAGTAGGTGGCATATTTGCTTGCATCTGTTGAGCCATCATCCTCTGCCTAGCAAGCATATTTTCACCATTATTAATTGCTTCTTGAAAAGATGCACGACTTCCATACATATCATTAGGAATCCACACTCCTCTGCTTGGTTTTTCAGTTACACCAGCAAAGAATCTTTGTCTAAGGTCTTGATTATAAGGCGTTGCATTAGTTTGTATTTTAAAAGGACTCCATGAAGGAATCATAGAACCTGTGCTGTTTAATCCAGATTTAATTAGCCCATTAACGCTATTCAAACCGCTTAGAAGAGGTGCAAGACCATTATCCATGCTAGATCCATGGAATAGCCCAGAGGTTGCTTTGCTTAACCCAGGAGCACCATAATTATTATTTATGATCCCAGGTCGGCTTGCTGGAAGCCCTGGACTTGCAATCCAGCTACTATTTCCAATAGGCTGTGGACGAGCATAGCTTCCAGCAACAAAAGATAAAGGGATTCCCATAAATTATTATATTAAAATATTCTCGTTCTGTTCCTTGTAAGCCTCTGCTATTAAACGAACAATCTGCCGTTGTCCAGCATAAAACCAAATTTCTCTGTCTGACATCCCTAATTCTGGGCATTTCTCAGGACACCTACGCTCAAGTTCATTCATAAGTGCCTTGCTAATAGGAGGAAATGAATCCTCTTGCCGTTCTTTTGTTTTAGCCATTAAAGTTTTGGTAAATCGTCTAGTTCTTTAGGTAGCTTCCCTAAATCAATCCTATGCTTTGTCTCAATCATTGCAAGGATATTCCAGGCAGATGCTACATCATGCCGTTCATCCCTGTGCCCTTCCAGGTGCTTAAATAAATGCCTCAAAGCTGAATCCATATACCTAGAAAGAGGTTGTCCTAATTCCCAATTCCTCTGAGCATATTTCTTTGCTCCTTCTTCAAGTTGCCTAGCTACAAGATGAATTGCATGACACATCAACAGGTCATATCTACCCTTGTTATCTCTGGTATCCCTGACTGACCCAGAATCAAAATTCTGGCGTTTCCCTGAATCCTTTACTATTACTTCTGCTGATTCCATTTCTTTTCCTCTTGTTGTAATTCTAAAACAATTCCATAAGTAGGTACATTTGGGTATTTTGTAAATTGTTCTGGTTCTTTGGCTTGCTCAGAGCACCCAGCCATTAAAAGAGCTAATACGATAATTCTCATATTCCTTCTAAAACAGGAATGTTGCACTCCCTAGCTACAAGTGCTTCAAGCAAAGCACCAGCACTACGCTCAAATCCAGGTAAAAACAGGATGTAGTCACATTGTAGCAAGTTAATAAGATCCTGTTTGAGGTATTCCCAGCGTTCTCTAGTTTTAGACCTGTTAAAATTATTAGCTGGATTTACTGGAATGAATCCGCATTCCCACAAAAGATCTTCCTTAGCATCAAAAACAGGAAAATTAAAGTCAGGAAAACCAGTCATTGGCCCAGAAATATAAACTTTTTTACCCTTGCCTTTGGTAGTTTTTACTTTGAACTTCGCCACAGCTTTACCTCTCCTGTCTTATGGTTGTATTCGCCTTTTCTTAGAATTCTTGCAAGCCTAGCTTGGGTTAAAGCCTCTGTTTCCCCAAAACCAGCTTTCTTATATGCTGTTTTAACTGCCTCCCACATTGCATCTATATGAGTCAATTTATCCAATAACTTCTCTGCTGTTTTTGGGCCAATTCCTGGGCATCCCTGGTAGTTATCTGCTATATCTCCTGTAAGAGTCTGCATCATAAAAGCCCTGTCAGCGTCCTCTTCGGAAATGTTCAAAACACCATCTTCATGCTTGTTCCAATTATAATACTTACCAGGAACTGACTTAAAATCTTTGTCTAATGAAACTATGATTCCACCATCTTCAGAAGCCATAATAGAAAGAACATCATCTGCTTCAATGTTTGGTAAATGAACTGCCTTATGAAAATAGATAAGGTGCTCTCTTACCTCTCCAAGAGCCACAGGTTTACGCATCTTTTTCCTATGTTCCTTGTACTGAGGATGAATATCCTTACGAAAATTCTTAGTACTGCTAACCGCTATCACCACTTTATCAGCTTTAAGAGTATCTTTTAATTCCTCAATAAAAACATCCACTCTTTTCTTGGCTTCTCTTACATCAGCATGAAGAGTCCAAAAATCATTTCCCCAATCTGTAGCCTGTTCAGCTAAAAACGACTGCTGGTATGCTACAATATCTCCATCAATATATATTGTGGTACTCATAAATAAGTTAACTTTTTAAGTTCTTTAATTTTGTTATTAATTGCCACTCTTTTTCTAGGATCCTTCGTATCATAGAATTTGAGACATAACTCCGCTTGACGCTTTTTCTCGCACAAAAAAGGGAGTAATGTTTTGATAGCCAAGTATGCTCTTTCAGAAAAGACTCGCCAACGAAAACATGGCCTCCATTGAGCCTTCCTCTTTTTCCTGTCATATCTAGCAAAATATCCCCCAAACAATTTATAATACCTGTAAATAGCCTTTGGATAACACGATTCCACTCCAATAAGAATGGTCGAACCATTGGCAATCGAGAAGCAACCTTCTCCGTCAGCGTATCCAGCCAGGTATGCAATTTCACTTTGCGTAAGTCCAGTAAACTTTAATGGGTTTCTGCCCAGTTGTTTCCTATCCGAAACTCTCCGCTTAGTGGGCATTTGAAATTAAACATCACCCCAGCTTCAGTAATAGAAGCAACGGCTGTTTTCCCAATTTCTTCAGCAAGGTCTTCTCTACACTCAATCTGCATTTCATCGTGTATATGGGCTACTAAAGCGTAATCGTGACCAAAAAGAAAGTCTAATTTTTGCAGTTTTTCAAGTAATAAAATTGTGGACATTTTCATAATCAATGCCCCCGCACTTTGAAGAAGAGTGTTTAAAGCTGAATGTGAACTCCTTATTGGTAATTTCCTACCATCTAATCCAGCCAACCAGTTCCTTTGTTTAAGAGTAAACTCTATGGAAGACTTTAAGCTCTTTAATGCTGGCGTTTTTTCGAGGAAGGTTTTCTTAATTTGCCTACCCTCTTCTTGTCCTTTTCCAATAATGTTCCCGATTTTTTCATCCCCTGCCCCATAAAGGAAAGCGTATATGAATGTTTTTGCATCGTCTCTTGTTGGCAATCCAGCCGACTTCTGGTTGAGTGAGTGGATGTCCCCCTTAACGATTTCTGAGGCATAAGATCCATCATCGTATCTAGCCAAATAGTGTGCGAGACACCGCAATTCCAAGCCTGACGCATCTGCACCAACCAATTTTTTACCTTCACCAGCAATGAATAACTCACGGCACTCCTTTCCATACTCAGATCCAACCCTGGGAACCTGAGCAATGTTTGGTTTAGAATGGGTACATCTTCCTGTGATGGCTCCATTTGTATTTACTCTACCATGGATTCTACCAGTAGATTTAACTAGTTTCATCCATGCTTCGTTTCCTTCAGCAAGTTGTCCTACACGCTTTTGGAGAAGGAGGTATTCAAGCAGGGGCTTTGCCTCTGTATAGCCCAAACTCGCAAGATTTTGAAGCACCGCTTCATCCACTTTTGGCTTCCCATCTGGTGTAAATTCTTGGGGTTTCCATCCGTATTTCTTTTTGAATCTTTCCGCAATTTCTTCCCTGCTACCTGGGTTAAATGGGATTTTCTTTTCTTTTTGTTCACCTTCTTTTACTTGGCTTAAGCCATCCTTCTGAGGTTTGTTGTTTTTCTTAGCCCAAAGCTTGGCTTCCTCATTAGCTTCAGCCTTGGTTCCGTACAGCTTATCCATGAATACATAGCTCTTGGATTTCATCTTTTCGGTTGTAGGCTCAAACACCTTCTGCAATTCAGCCTCAAGCTCAACTCGGCGTTTAGCCATTGCCATGTAAAGCTCTTCAGCTTTTTTATAATCAAACTTAAATCCGTATCTTTCTTGAAGGTAAATGGCTGAAAAAAACTTGTGCTCAAGGTCAATAGCTACGCTTGAATAATCTTTAAGCTTTATGTTTTCCCAAAGTTTTTTAGTAACCTCGACATCCTTTACACAATAATCTTCCATTTCCTGTGACCATTTACTGAAATCACCTCCATCCTTAAACTCTCCTTTACGAAGTCCAATACGATATCCCCAGGCTTTTAAGCTATGCGAACCTATTAAATTCTTTGGGAACCATGCGTTCTTCCTTGCAAAGGAAAAATCCTTTTCTCGTATGTCAGGCCAAATAAGCCTAGTACAAACTAGCGTGTCTATTACTTTGGCTTCTGGGTACTGCCCATGAAGCTTTGAAATAACTGGTATATCAAATCCAAGTACATTGTGCCCAACAAGGATATACTCATTAGCATCGGCATTGCACAGCCTATCCACACCTTCCTGAACAGACTTGCACCCAGGTTGCGTGTTGTAGCGTGTGGTTTCACCTGTTTTTGTGTCATGGATTACTATACAATGAATCTCCTTGGTCTCGTCAAGCAAACCATCAGACTCTACATCAAATATTAATTCGTTCATTTGCGTCTCTCCTCCGCTTTTCTATTAGTGTAATAATTTATAGTTTCTTTTGCAATAGCCAAAGCTGTATCCACCTGTGTTTTGATTACCTTTAGCTTTATAGATTGGCAATGGTTAGCAGTAGTATTCATTTTATGAATATTGTTGCTAGCTCTTTCAAGAAGATCTATAGCCCATTGCGTACTGCTTCTAATTGATTTTATTTTCATTACATATCCTCTGGGATATCAACGGATGGTTCACCCATATCCCTAAGCCTCCCTGTATCTGCACTAAACTCCAGGTATGAGGCTATTCCTGTTTCACCTGTAAACCTATTCTTTAATATCCTTACAATAGTTCTATTTCTTTGATTCTCATCTTGCTGATTCCGTTCTAATCCAATAACCATGTCACTAAGCTGGGCAATACCAGCCGATCCACGAAGTTGACTTAAGGATGTACTTGCTCCCTCCTCATGTCCCCTACCCTCTGGTCTCTTAAGATGGGAAACTAGAATCATTCCAATTTTCAACTCTTCAACAAGAGAACGAAGTTTTGTCATTGTATTATCAATAAGCCTCCGTTCATCTCCGTCTCCAATACCTGAAACAACAATGCTAAGATGGTCTAGAACAATCCATTTACATCCACATCCCTTAGCCATATACCGAATCTTATTCATGAGGTTGTTGGAATCTGTGGAACCAAAATGATCGTAGGTAAAAAATTTTCCTGTAGATAAACAAGATTCAAAAGCTTTCTTTAAGTCTTCTTG